AATAAATGTTGCAATAGTATTGTTATCTGTTACCATAGTGACATACACAAGGGGATACGCTATGAGAGCAGCAACTTTTAACTGGTTGAATACAGTAGGTGATTTGGAAATAAAAGGTAGTGTTTTGCGATTCACTTTATCGAGCACAAATAACTATAACGAGCTTGAGCAAATCACCGCAGATGTTCAGTTAGACTCAAATACTGTTGAAGCATTCGACAGCGCAAACCCTGAAAACGGTTTCGATATTGAAGTTCCGCAAGTTAAAACACGCATTTGTACGGTGTACGGCTGGGATAATGTACACGCTATCGAAGGTCAACCGTTTGAACTGACTGCCGACCAGCACCGTTTTTTAAATGAATATTTAGATGAGTTGGTAGATTGGGCTACCTTTGGAGATTAAGAATGAGTAACGATAATTTAAAAGTTTGGAATATGGTAAAACAACCAAACCAAACCGTATTAAAAAAGATTGATTTTGGATACCTAAAAGGTAAAACAGATATTAATCCTCAATGGCGCTTGATGGCGATGACTCAAGCTTTTGGTTTAGTTGGTCATGGGTGGACGTACCGAATCAATAGAACATGGTCTGAAAAAGGGCTAGATGGTCAGATAATGGCCTTTGCAGAGGTGGCTGTTAAGACAAAATATGAAGGTGAATGGGGCGAGGAGTTTTACGGAATAGGCGGATCAATGATTGCTGAGCTATCAAAGGGTGTTGTTAAGTCTAATGATGAAGGATATAAGATGGCGGTAACAGATGCGCTTTCTGTTGCGTTTAAGGCTGTTGGTGTGGCTGCTGATATTTACCTTGGAAACTATGACGGAAGTAAATATCTGCGCGATACAAGCGAAGCGTTCGTTGATTTGGATGCGCTGTTTAAACAGGCTGAATCAAGAATGAATGGAGCACAAACAATTGACGATCTACGAGTTATAGCGAGTGAATATAAGGGAACACAAATATTCTCAGCTATCCGTGATGTAGCAACAAAACTTTCTGAAAAATTTACTAAGGAACAATAAATGACAACTTTATACGATTATGGTTCGCAGTTATCTGAAACTGTTGAAATGATTCAAGACTTACTATCTGATGGAATTAACCCTGATGATGAGCGAGTGCAGGAGCTTCTAGAAAAAATGGTTTCAGAGGAATCGGATTGGGAGAATAAGGCGGTAAATGTCGCCAAGTTTTTAAACCAGTTGTCTTTAGATGTTGCTCAAATCGAAACTGAAATTGATCGACTAACAAAGAAAAAGAAAAGCAATGAAAGCGCACATAAAAATCTGCATGATTTGCTTATGTGGCAAATGGAAACATTTGGAAAAACTGAAATTAAAAATCCATTACTAACAATTAAAGTAAAGGAAAACCCAGCATCTCTGATTGTTGAGAATGAAGAATTAATTCCTGAAAAATTCAAGGCCAAAAAAGAAGTTGTAACTGTGAATAAAAATGCAATAAAACAAGCATTAAAAGATGGTGAATCCATTGATGGTGTTAAACTAATTAACACTAAGAAGCTTTCGATTAAGTAGATATTTAGGAGATGTAATAATGCTAGAACTTTTTAAAAAGCATTCCGAGTTTTTAGAGTTAAATCTAAACCTCGATAATGAACCGTGTGAAAAACGCATTTTAAAATTCACGGATGCAAAAACAAACAAGCACTATCTTTCATTCTATGCAACCTATATGAAAGGTCGCAAGTCTGCATTTGATGACTTGGGTGTTTGGGCTGTACAGAATGTTGGCAAATTTAATTAAGGGGTAAGTTATGCGTGGCGTAAATAAAGTAATTCTTGTGGGCACACTGGGTAAAGACCCTGAAACCAAGACCTTTGCAAATGGTGGATCGTTAACTCAATTCAGTATTGCAACTTCTGAAAGTTGGACTGATAAAAATAGTGGTGAGCGTAAAGAGCAAACCGAATGGCATAACATTGTGCTGCAAAACAGACTTGGTGAAATTGCACAGCAATATCTAAAAAAAGGATCTAAGGTTTATATTGAAGGCTCTTTAAATACTCGAAAATGGACAGACCAGAACGGCCAAGAGCGATATACTACGCAGATTAAAGGCAGCCAATTGCAAATGCTGGATAGTGCAAACGGAAATAATCAACAGCAAGCACAACAACCAAAACCACAGCAACCAACTTATGCGAAGAATCCACAAGCGCAACCGCCTGCTGATTTAGACACAGACCTCCCTTTCTGACTTGGAGAATAAAATGCTTGAGCTATTCTTTAAACACCTTGAATTCGTGGGAATTAAACCAACCGATGCAACATATGTTCAAGACGAGAAGTACATTGTTAAGTACAACGACCCTGCTTTAAATAAGCACTGGCTGTCATTCTTTGCGACTTACAAAGCGGGGCGTAAATCTGCATTTGATGACATGGGTGTGTGGGCGATTCAGAACGTCGGCAAGGTGTGAATGAATCAAGATAAAGACTAGCCCCTTTCGGGGCTTTTTTGATATAATAAGGCGTGGCTAGAGATTGCAACTTGAAAAGCGTCAGCACTAACGCCTGCCACAATTCTATTTAGTGCATCATAAGAGAGTGCTTTATGAATAATATTGTTTTGGTCAAGAATCAATCCGTAATCACAACTTCAATTTTAGTTGCTGAAAAGTTTGAAAGAAATCACCGTGATATTTTAAGAGCCATTAAAAAGCTAGATTGCTCACAGGAATTTAACGAGCGCAATTTTGCGCTGGTCGAATATGTGGATGCCAAGGGCGAAAAACGCCCAATGTATCAAATGACAAAAGATGGTTTTGTGTTTCTTGTCATGGGCTTTACTGGAAGCAAGGCAGCAAAATTCAAAGAAGATTATATTAACGCATTCAATGAAATGCACGACTATATTAATAGCGAACAAAAGCAACTATATAAAGAATACGTCGATGCACTTGAGCAGTTTGAAAAGTTCTCTGAGTTAGCCAGTCAAGCAGGTAAAACACTTAACCTTGTTGGTAAGAAGCTTAAACCAAAAGCATTGGCCAAGGTTAATGAGCTAGAGAAATCCATGCAGTACAATTTATTCTTGGAATAAGATAACAGCCCCTATTAAGGGGCTTTATTTTTACTGCGTGGATAACCATTCTTCTACAGCTTCCATAGCAGCCTCCCAACCATAAGCCACACAACAGAAACATCCCTTATTATCTGCACGTTCTAAAAAGGCATCCTGTTCTTTTGAGGTTCTTGAGCTTTTAGCCTTCGATTTCATTTCGCATAAAAATGTCGGACTTCCTACGATGACAATATCGGGCGCACCTTTAATAAACCCCCCTTGCATCTTCATAATATTGGCGTCCTTATGGTCGCGCTTTCCCTCGTTGCGTACATGCAAAGCCAGTGCATGGATTTCAGGATAACGCTTTTGCAACTGGTTGAAGAAAGTCGTCATTTCAGCCGCTTCACTTGGTTGCTTGCCTGCTTGTTGTTGTCCGTAGGTTTTTATCATTTTATTCTATCCTGCGCTATCTCGAAATATTCAGGCACTTTCTCAATCCCAATAAAAGATCGGTTCGTGTTTTTACACGCTACACCAGTTGAACCTGAACCCATTGTAAAATCTAAAACTGTTTCGCCTTCTTGGGTGTATGTCTTGATTAGATATTCGAGCAATGCGACAGGTTTTTGGGTGGGGTGTAGACCTTGCTCATTATTAAATTTAATTATTTGCCTTGGGTAGTTCGTTTTTGTCTGCGTGTACTCACTTCCATTTTTTCGGCTAGGCCTGTTCGCTATAGTCCCAACATCGCTAACTTTTCTTTGATTTTTCTTTGTAATACTCACATCAATTAAACCTTGTGGGAAGTAAGGCATTTTTTTGTTACTACCGTTGGCTATTGTTCCATTGCTGAAAATCATAATATTTTCAAAATTCTTTTGAGGTGCGTTTTTGCAGTTAAATACGTTCCCTACTTTGGACTTCTCCCAAACCCAATCATATTTATACTGCTTTATATTGCTCATTCTCAAAGCACTACTAAACGGCTCGCTACCAAAAAGCACAATAGCGCCATTCGGTTTAATAATCCGCTTCAATTGCAGCCACATTAAATCAAAGTCAATTACAGAATCCCATTTACATGCAGTCGTTCCGTAGGGTGGGTCTGTTAGAATCATATCTACCGAACCATCTGGAATAGTTTTCATCAATTCTAGGCAATCGCCATTCATTAAGTTGATCATTTTGGCATATCTCCAATAGGTGTATTTTCGCAAGTGATGCACCATGTACACCACACTGGCTTTAGTTTATTGAATTGGCTTGGCTCTTTTAACTTACTGCATCGGTGGCAACGTATTAAGCGCATTGCTGAAAAGTTCCATTTCTCAACATCATTATCGCTTTTGGTGTTGCTGCTACTAAAAAGCCTTTTCGCTCCATATATCCATAATCAACTAGATTTTTTACATATCTTTGAACGGTTCTTTTATGTAGTCCCATGTACTCAATAACATCGTTACTTGTGCGCCACTGTTTTGTGCAATATGACAGTATCATCATCATTGCCTCAAACCTGTCTATTGCTGGTAGGTTATCTTTATCAATCACGCTGCCACCTCCCTCTCAAATTTAGCTATATCAGTTTCACGGTTAAAATCATAAATGTGCATATAGCCACTTGATGACTTTTTGTAAGTAATGGTTTTTGGTGCAAAGTCACTATTTAAAAACAGGTCGTAAAATTTAGGCATAACCTTATTCGACATGATCACCTGGACGATCCGTTCTGGTGTGCCGAAACTGATTTGTAGCCCATTATTTTTTGACTTTGTAATAATCTCTTTCTTGCGAATAAAGTTAATTGCATCGGTCTGAACCTGGCTTAAATCTTTTTTGAACGCTTTAAATTCTGCGATCAATTTCTGATTTGGGTCAATAAGCTGTACGCCGCATCCAGTACACTTCCGTGCTGTAAGGTCGTTTTTCTCCCCACACTCGGTACACTCTTTATATGACCAGTAATACCCGCAACGTTCGAAAACATTATGCCCTTTCACTTCGACATGGCTGCAACGTCGGCTAAAATGCGCGGGGAAATGCTGCCCTTCATATTCCACACGTTCGCCTACAAGGTCGAGAAAGTATCCGAATTGGTCAATGTTATAGCCGTCAGGGTTTGGCCTCATGGTTACGCTGTTTACGCTATGACAGTCAGGGCATTGAATTTCGGATTTAACCGACTCTTTGTTTTTATTCGCCTTGATTTGTGGATTAAATACATCGCCATCGGGAAAGTGGGTGTTTACGTTATCCGCATAATCAAGCAATAAACTGTATTCTTTACCATCATGCAGGCGCAATGCACGACCTATGATTTGCTGCAATAAAGAAGCTGATTCCGTTTTGCGTAGCACGGCAATGATTGAAACATGACTGGCATCAAACCCGGTCGTCAAAACCGACACGTTTACCAGGTACTTAATCTTTTGCGCTTTAAAATCAGTAATAATTTGTTTACGTTCTGCCTTCGGTGTTTCGCCTGTAATCAATGCTGAATTATATGCTGGCAGGCTTGCCATGATTTCTTTTGCATGGTCAATCGTTGCACCGAAAAACATAACGCCTTTTGAATCCATTCCATTCGCATTGTGGATCACGTCCGCAACAATATCGGCTGTCTTTTTGCCGTGACCGACAAACGCTTCATCAATAGATTCTGCTGTATATGATCCGCCTTTCATGACCAAGTGCGAAGTGTCGTATTGTTCCGCGCCAATTTTGCCAATACGAATAGGGGTTAGATAGCCTTGCTCAGTCAGGAATTTGCCGCCAATAGTGATAAGCAGTTTCTTGAAGTAAGGCTTTACAGTTTCATCAACCAATTGATTATTCTCATCCATCTCGTACACATAACCAGTTCCGA